TGTGCCAAGCAATCGCCCGATGTATCATTGGTGAGCAGATGTTGCGGATATCGAAGAAGTATAAAGTTGTGCTGACGGTGCATGACGCGATTGCGATTGTGTGCCGTGATGTTGATGTCGAAGAAGCTCGACACTACGTAGAAGAATGTATGCGTTGGGTGCCTGAGTGGGCAGAAGGTTTACCTGTTAACTGTGAGTCTGGAGTCGGTAAAAGTTATGGAGATTGCTGAAGTGAATGATTACGCACAATGGTTGATTGAAGTAGATAAAGGGCAGCGCAAAATGTATGACGCGATGCAACATAAGGATTACGAGTTAGCTATCAATACAGGTTTAGAAATGATGGCGGCTCTAAAACTTGCAATCAACGCAGTCAAACTTGAACAGGAAAACAAACGGTGAATGCTACCCCCTCATGGTCTTTCTCATCCATAAAGACGTTTGAACAATGTCCGAAGAAGTATTATCACTTGAAGGTGGTGAAGGACTATGTGGAAGATCAGAACGCACAGCACCTTGTTTACGGCACGGAGTTTCACAAAGCAGCCGAAGACTACATCAATGGCACCTCTCCATTGCCTGAGAAGTTTAAGTTTGCCAAGAGTTCTTTGGATAACTTAAAGCAAAGACCGGGCCGAAAGCTGTGCGAGTATGAAATGGGGTTGACCGCTAACCTAGAACCGTGCGCGTTTAAAGCTCCCAACGTGTGGTGGCGGGGGATTGCTGACTTAATTATCCTAGAGGATAATGGGGTGGCTCGGGTGCTGGACTACAAGACAGGCGCGTCGGCTAAGTATGCAGACACAGGTCAGCTTGAGTTGATGGCGTTGGCGGTGTTCAAGCACTTCCCCGAGGTGCAGTCGGTCAAGGCAGGGTTATTGTTTGTAGTAGCTAAGTCGTTTCCAAAAGCTAACTTCCATAGGCAGGATGAAGCTAAACTTTGGGAGAAGTGGATGCACAACTACGGACGTATGAAGACTGCTTATGACAAGAACGTCTGGAACCCACACCCGTCAGGTTTATGTAAGAAGCACTGCGTGGTGTTGAGTTGCCCCCATAACGGAAGGAATTAATCATGCCGTACACCAAGTCCCCCCGCCCCTACGCACATGAATACGCTATGCAGAAAAAGCGTGGCGAGCACCCTGATCGAATGGAGCGGCAACGCGCACGACGAGAGATGGACAAGACAGGTGCAGACAAGAACGGTAACGGCAAAGCCGACCGCCGTGAGGGGAAAGACATCGATCACGTAAAGATGTTATCCAAAGGTGGGTCTAACAGAACTGGTATCCGCCTCATGTCAGCGGCTAAAAACCGCGCAAGGAACGGCCACAGCGTACGTGAGCCGGGGGGCAAAAAACCTGCTTGACATTCCCCGGTTGCGGGGATACAGTTTAGATTAATAGGCTAGCTGTTAGGCGTGAGTGAGCTAGTCGGGGAAGAAGGATAACTTACCCTGTAACCGCGCTCCATTTCAGTACTCCTGTTGGTTGTGGTGATGAAGGCGAGATAGGGAACCCTATCTCGCCGGATTCTTTTTCTCTGGACTATAAGAACCCAAATGCAAATCATTGAAAATAAAGCACTTTTACTTACGCTGAAGAACCCACAACGGGTTACTACGGTGATCCCCAAAAGTAAAGAACTTAGCGACAACCGAGTGCTGGTGAGGTGGGGGCTTGACGAAGCACAGGTGCTGAAGAATCTCAAGATCCGCAACGTGCCATCCCCCATACTAGGGCAGTACAAATGGCCCGGACAATACAAACCCTTTGAACATCAGAAGACAACCGCAGCGTTTCTGACGCTTAACCGTAAGGCGTTTTGCCTCAACGAGCAGGGTACAGGCAAGACCGGATCAGTTATCTGGGCGGCTGACTACCTGCTTACCCAAAAGCGAATTCGGCGCGTCTTGGTGATCTGCCCCCTGTCAATCATGGATTCTGCATGGCGTGCTGACTTGTTTAAGTTTGCTATGCACCGTACAGTGGACATTGCTTACGGCCCACGAGACAAGCGGCAAGCGATTGTTAAGGGTAACGCTGAATTTATCATCATTAACTACGACGGCGTGGAGATCATCAAGGACGAGATTGCCAATGGTGGCTTTGACTTGATTGTGGTTGATGAGGCTAACGCTTATAAGAATGCACAGACCAAACGGTGGAGAGCCTTAAACTCCCTGATCAAGCACGATACTTGGCTGTGGATGTTGACGGGAACCCCCGCTGCACAGTCCCCCCTTGATGCCTACGGCATCGCCAAGTTAGTTAACCCTATGGGAGTGCCTAAGTTCTTTTCGACTTACCGTGACATGGTGATGTTTAAGCTCACAAACTTCCGGTATGTCCCCAAGGAAAATGCGACCCAAGTAGTCTACAACGCACTGCAACCTGCGATTCGGTTTACCAAAGACGAGTGCCTTGACCTGCCTGAGATGACATATGTCAAGCGGCAGGTGGAGTTGACCAAGCAACAGCAGCGGTACTACGAGATGTTGAAGAACCGTATGGCGATTGAGGCAGCAGGGGAGGCAATCACGTCAGTGAACGCAGCGGTCAATATGAACAAGCTTCTCCAGATAAGTTGTGGGGCAGTCTACTCTGACGCAGGTGAGACCTTAGAGTTTGACATCAGCAAGCGGTATGCTGTGCTGAAAGAAGTTATAGAAGAGTCAAGCCAAAAGGTTTTAGTCTTTGTGCCGTTCAAGCACGTGATCAACATCCTTGCAGATAAACTCAACGCCGACGGCGTTACTACCGAAGTTATCTACGGAGAAGTCAGCGTAGGTAAGCGCACCGACATCTTCAACCGATTCCAAACTGACCCCAACGGAACCAAGGTGCTGATCATTCAGCCGCAAGCTGCCGCCCATGGGGTTACGCTGACGGCTGCGAATACTGTGGTGTGGTGGGGACCGACAAGTAGCCTAGAGACTTACGCCCAAGCAAACGCCCGTGTACATAGAAGTGGTCAACGACACCCTTCGACAGTCGTCCAGCTTGTAGGATCAGGTATGGAAAGACATGTATACAAGTTATTAGATAGTAAAATAGACGTTCACTCAAAGATAGTAGAGCTTTACAGCGAACTACTTGCATAACTAAAAAATACTCACTATAATTAACACTCCGCAACCCAAGGAGTGAGGAAAAATGTCTGAAGAAACCACCGAAGTACCAGTTGAGAAGCTGGTAAAAGTCTACCTCAAGATGAATGCCGCGCTGACTGAGAAGCGTAAAGCGTACGAGGAAGAAGAAACCAAGTTAAAAGAGCAGATGGCAAAAATCAAGGCTACGCTTTTGGCTTACTGTAAAGGTCAGAACGTCGAGAGCGTTCGCACTAATGAAGGTTTGTTTTACCGCACGGTGAAGACCAACTACTGGACAAGCGACTGGGACTCCATGCGTAAGTTCATTGTTGAGCACAACGTGCCGGAACTTCTGCATGAGCGGCTGCATCAGACCAACATGAAACAGTTTATGGAAGATAACCCCGATCTGCTTCCACCGGGGCTGCAAGTGGATAGCGAATACAGTATCACAGTTAGGAGGAAGTGATGACGGACGACGGACTTGTGCCGATTGAGGGGGTAGCCAAGTATTTCAAAGTATCGGTATCGACAATTCGTGTATGGATGCGAGTTGGGCATGTACCAAGAAATAGTTACCTGAAGATTGGTAATACGTATCGATTCAGTATCCCTAAGATTCTGGATCACTTGAACACGACACAGAAAGACGATGTTAAAAAGGAGCAGTCCGAAGATAAATTGAAGCCCCCTGTGCAGTTAGAGTTTGATTTTTACAGCAACCCCGATAGAGACATCTGAAGGAGAAACAAATGTCTAATGAACTAACCTTGTTTGGAAAACGTAGCAGCGCAGCCCTCTCGCTTTTAGGGGACATTGAAGACCCGCTTGCGAAAGCACTGGGTAATAACGGCGGTGGCAACAAGCGCATCAGCATCGATGGCGGCGTGTTTCGTGAGTTCATCAACGGTAAAGAAGTTCGCGTATCTGAAGAACGTGCGATGAATGTGGTGATCGTTAACGCTGCACCTATCTCCCGTATGTACTTCGCAGGTGCGTATGTAAAAGGTAAGGTAAGCCCACCAACCTGCTGGTCTAAGGATTGCGAAACACCTGACGAGGCAGTGCCTGTCGAGAATCGGCAGTCTGCTAAATGCCGTGACTGCCCACAAAACGTTAAGGGTTCTGCCGCTGCGGGTGAGGGCCGCGCTTGCCGCTTCCAACAAAGGCTGGCTGTGGTGCTTGAGTCTGAGATTGATAAGAAATCCATTCATCAGATCACGTTACCAAGCACCTCAATCTTTGGGGATGCCGAGGGTAACAAGATGCCGCTTCAAGCATATAGCCGTTACCTCAAGGCGCACAACACACACGCCATCAGTATCGTGACCGAGATGCGTTTTGATCTTGAATCATCGACACCGAAGCTTGTGTTCAAACCTGTACGTGCGTTGGAAGATGCAGAGTTGGAAGATGTAATTCCTTTGCGCGAGCACCCTGACGCTGTTAAGGCGATAACACTTACCGTATCACAAATGGACGGTGTTACACCTAAAGCTAAGGAGCTTCCTCCCCCACCTAAGCAAGAAGCAAAGCCCGTAAAGGCCGCGCCGAAAGCTGCGCCTGTGGAGGTTGAAGCCGTTGAAGAACCTGTGAAGGTAACAAAGAAGTCTGCGCCTACTGTTGTTAAGGATGATATTGCTGATATCGTGGGTAACTGGGACGACTAATAAGTTGTTTCAAGGGTAGGGTCGCTCCCTACCCTTTCTTTTTGTACCCAACCACACGAGATCGGCAGTTATGGAAACAAAAACATTTTTGGAGACGGTGCTAGGGGGGTCGGGGTACTACTGCGTGTTTGCGAATCGTGCATCAGATAATCGCAGATTGCAGGAGTTCCATGAAACCATAGACGCTGTAATCCGTTCTGCCCAAGCTCTAGACGAAGATGGATTTGATACGTACTTTGCACTGGCAACTTTTGAGGTTACAGGTTCTCGGAAGGTTGCTAATGTAAAAGAACTTAGATCGTTCTTTTTAGATTTAGACTGCGGGCCTTCAAAAGAATACGCAAGCCAACAGGAGGCATACACCAAACTACGCACGGTATGTAAAGCTTTAAATTTCCCTCGCCCTACTGTCGTTAATTCAGGTCGGGGGTTGCATGTGTACTGGGCGTTGACCGAAGCTGTTTCACGTGAAACATGGCTAGCTATTGCCGAACGACTAAAAGCTTTATGTAAGAAGCATGAGTTGTTTGCCGACCCCGTAGTGACAGCGGATGCGGCGCGTATCTTACGTATCCCCGGCACTCATAACCACAAGGATGAAACCCCTAAAGAAGTTAAGTTTGTAGGGGAGCTTGGTACACCCATAACTTTCCAAGCGTTTAAATCGTTAATTGAAAGTCACACACCGATTGAAGATGTACTAAAGCAGCCACGTAAATACACGCCGAGAGAAGCGGATGCCGTCATGGATGCCCTGACGGGCAGTATGAAGAATCGGTTTAAGACCATCATGCTCAAGACCATGGAAGGTAAAGGTTGTGAGCAGTTGCGTGAAGTGGTAACAAATCAAGCTAACTTGTCTGAACCGATGTGGCGAGCAGGGCTGTCAGTTGCTAAGTTCTGTGTTGATGGCAACGTTGCTATACATAAGATATCAAACAGGCACCCGGAATACACGCCTGAAGGCACTGAAGAGAAAGCTGGCAGGATTAAAGGTCCGTACAAATGCGTAAGGTTCAATGAATATAACGAAGGAGTGTGCCCCGAATGCAAGCACTGGGGAAAAATAACTGGGCCGATTGTATTAGGGCGGGAAATTCAGGAAGCTACTGAAGAAGACAATACGATTATAGATACACCCAAAGGTGCCCCTAACGCAGAACCTGTTACATACACTATCCCCAAGTATCCAAACCCTTATTTTAGGGGGAAGAACGGTGGGGTATTTAAGCGGAGAAAAGGAGAGGACGATGATGCTAAAGACATTGTTGTTTACCTTAACGACTTATATGTTATTGGGCGTGTGAAAGATCCTGATCTTGGTGAGGTTGCCGTGATGCGATTGCACCTCCCTAAAGATGGTGCCAAAGAATTTATGGTGCCGTTAACCGCAGTGGGTAGTAAAGAAGAGTTCCGAAAACATCTCGCCAGCCAAGGCGTAACAGTCCTTAACGTAACAGAACTTATGGAGTACACCATGAAGTGGGTAGAGCAACTTCAATACGAAACCGAAGCTGATGAAGCAAGGAAACAGTTTGGATGGACAAGTAGTGAGGGTAAATCATTTATATTGGGTGGGGTAGAAATCTTTGGGGATCGTGTTGAGATAAACCCTCCCTCTAAGGCAACAGGGAAGTTGTTTCCGATATTCCATAAGAAGGGATCATTTGAAACATGGATGGAGATTATGGAGTTTTATAACCGTCCGGGTTTGGAGATGCACCAGTTTGCGATTGGGGTGTCTTTTGGTTCCATATTGATGGAGTTTCAACCGCTCAACGGTGCAGTCTTTCATATGCACAGTAAAGGATCAGGGCTTGGTAAAACAACTGCCATGTTGTCGGGTGCGTCGATATGGGGAGAACCCGATCTGTTCATGTTACAAGAGCGGGATACGTTTAACTCTAAGATGAACCGTGCAGAAATCTATAAGAACCTGTCTCCGCTGTTAGACGAGATGACTAATTCATCACCAAAAGAACTTTCTGAATTGCTGTACCAAGTGCCAAGCGGTATGCAACGTAACCGCATGAGTGGGCAAGGTAACGAAGAACGTACAAGAGGGGCACCGTGGAAGCTAATATTTTGCAGCACGGGCAACACCAGCATCATCGAGCGGGTAAGTTTGTACAAATCATTACCGCAAGCCGAAGCCCAACGCATACTAGAATATCGGGCTGAACCCTTTTCATTTGCATCGAAGGACGAAACCGATCAGCTATCCTTGAAGATAAAAGAAAACTACGGACATGCGGGCGTACCTTATGTTCAATATATTATCAATAACTTAGCTGCTGTTAAAGAAATTGCTCTTCACACGCAAATCAGAGTTGATGAAGCTGCTGCACTAAAAGCAGAAAACCGATACTGGTCGGTGCTTGTGTCAAGAAGTATTGCAGGGATCATGGTTGCAAAGAAAGTCGGGCTGCTCAATTGGGATATTCCGGCTATATTCAAGTGGGCTATTGACCTACTGAAAACAGCTAAGTCGGCATTTGCAGAAATGGCAGTCAATCCTGAAAATATCTTAACCGAATATCTTGCCGAAAACTATAACAACATACTTCGCATCAAGTCTACTGACGATAGCCGTAAAGCTCCAAACGGGTTAGATCATTTAATACACCCTGAAGCAAGCCCTCGTTTGGCGTTCATTGGCCGGTACGAATATGATATTAAGAAGCTTTACTTGCTACCTAAACCATTAAAAGAATGGTGCGGTAAGCAGCAGCACAATTACGCAGGGTTTGTTGACGCGTTAAAGAACGGACGTACTAAAGCTAAGCGGGAGAAGATTCGGTTATGTAGAGGGACGCACATCAATTGGCCTCCGGTTGACGTGCTTACGATTAACTGTTCTGCATTTATGAGCGATGAGACTGAGCAGTCAATGGCGGCAGCCGCCGCGAGCATTCAAAAACAGACTACGTAAATCTGACTTCGCACCCGATGGGGTGCGAATCATCGTGAACTGGGAAGAGTTCAACGTAGGAATGTCGATATTCGTACCTTGCGTTAACAGCCTTGAGTGCGTACGACAGGTGCGCTTCATCACAGAGGAATGGTTTTGGACACTAGAGTTTAGGCCCCGCATCGAGAATGGTATGTGGGGGGTGCGTATTTGGAGATTGTTGTGATACACTAATCACGTCTCCTTTGAGTTGTGCTTACCCCGGTGCAAGGCCGGGGATTTTTTAGTCCTCATCATCCCCATAGTCGTCATCGTCAAACTCACGAGCACTTGCTAGTAGTTCGGCTCGCATTGACTTGTTAAGCGTTATACCCGCATACATCTCGGCGCTTGTCCGCATGTGTTTAGCCATTGAATCTCGGATCGTATCAGCCGTTATTCTTGCACCGGGGTGTTTGTCGCTGAGCTTCATCATCTTGGTCATTACACTACTTGCCTCATCCGAGTCACCGTTGCGAACCGCAATGTAGTAGCGACGTAGTAGCTTGGTCCGGTCTTCAAGTACGCTGCGCTCGATGTTCTTCAGGGATGCGTTGATTTCTAACTGGCGGGTATATTCGGCTGGCGCAAACCCAAAGAACTGTGCAAAAGCATTCCACGCGCCGATTTCTCCGACGATGGGGTC